GGTCACCGTCGAGTCGGCTACGGGCGTCTGGACCGGCGCGGCCATGTACATCGACTCCTGCGACGTCACCTTCGACGCGGCCGGAATCGCAACCTGCACCGTTTCCATGCAGGGGACTGTAACCTTCGCATAACCAACTAGAGAACGGGGAAACCGCCATGTATCCAAGCATCACCGTAACAACGTCAGACAGTCCCGAGGCCGTTACCTATCAGATTTGTTCAGCGGATCTCATGGAGGCCGAGGAACTGTACGACAAGGCAAAGCGCAAGCCGGGCACCATGGGTATCCGCTTAATCTGCGCCTACATCCATGTGACCGGGGAATCGCCACACACTTTGGCGCAGGTCAAGGCGTGGGCTAAGGAAAAGGCCGTTTGGGCAGAGGATGCCGAAACGCCGGACCCTACCCAGCCGGATCAGTCCGGAGATTCATAACCCAATTAGCAGTCAGGATCGGCAGGCCCATCGAGGAAGTGGCCGCCTACGATCCTAGGCAACTAGCGACGATCGTGGAGGTGTTATCTAGTGGCCGTTCAGTCGACTAGAACCTTCGACACGTACGTCGACGGACTCAACGAAGTGCTCAGAGGGTTACGCAATCTTGACAAGGAGGCGACCAAGGAATTGCGCGTTGCCTCTCGAGCAATTGCCGAGAAGCATATGGTGCCTGCTTGGAAAAATGCCGCTCTTGTCTACGCCGGCCCATGGGGACAGGCCATAGCGAACACTGTCCGTACAGGATCGGACCGCATTCCATACGTAAAGATTGGCGCAAATAAGAAAAGCCTCTCAGGTGGGGCATCCCCCACGATGGTGCGCTATCTATCGGATAAAGGCAATCAGGGCCGGGCAGGCAGCACGACACCGCCGGCATTCGGCACGGGCACCGGATGGATGGCCAACGTCAGGCAATATCAAGGCGGTGCGCTCCAGGAGTGGACAGAGGCCGTTAACCGCATCGTCGTGAAATGGAGTGTCCTGTAATGGCGCTAACGGGCAAAACCCTAACTGTCTACCTGGCAGCCGACACCACAAAACTTAGGAACGGCCTCAATAGTGCAGACCGAAGCCTGTCAGGATTTGGCAACAAACTAAATAGCATGATCGGCCCCGCACTTATCGGGGCAGCCGCGGCCGCTGGAGCGTTCGCCGTAGCCGTCGGAGTCGACGCAGTTAAAGCCGCTATGGATGAGGAAGCGGAACTCGCCAAACTCAACACGACCTTAGAGAACCTCGGATTTGCGGCAGCCTCCGACGAGATAAACACGTTTATAGACGACATGCAGTTTGCCACGGGTGTGAGCGATTCCAACCTTCGCCCCGCTATGCAGACACTCCTCGTCAGTGTAGGCAACGTAGCCGACGCCCAGAAACTACTAAACCTTTCCGTAGAAACGAGTATCGGGACAGGCAAGAGCCTGGAATCCGTAGCCAAAGCCCTAGCCAAGGCGTACGACGGCAACTTTGGGGCACTCGGGAAACTCGGCGCAGGCATAGACGCCTCGATTATCAAATCAAAAGACCTCGACGCCGCAACCCAACAACTCTCAGACACTTTTGGCGGCCAAGCCGCAGCCAAAGCCGAAACACTCCAAGGCCAAATCCAGATTCTAGGTATTGCGTTTGACGAACTTAAAGAATCGCTAGGCAAAGGCCTTATCAACGGGTTCGTGCAATCAGGGGACGGTATAACCAAACTTACGGCACGAATGCGGGAACTCCAGCCGCAGACTGAGGCCCTCGGTTTCGACATTGGCGTACTCGGACAAAACCTTTTAGAAGCAGCACTCGGGGCCAAGGATTTCATCGACAGTACAAACGAGATGATCCAAACGGTCCTGAGTAAAGGCAGCCCGGTAGTACAGCAATTTGCTAATACATTTCTGGACTTTCTCAACCCAGTCGGGGCAGCGATAGGCAAATTGTCGGACTTTAATAAAGCCGTTAACCCGTCAGGTGGATTTAACCCCTCACGCGCTGAGGATTCCCTCGATCGAGTATCTAAGGCAGCGGCTGGCATGGGCCAACGTTTCGCCGAGGTAGTCGAAGAACTAGATCCCCTGGTCAATAAGCAGACAAAACTGGGCAGCGTCGTAGAGAAAATGAACCCGCGCTTACGTGCCCAGATTGACCTGGTTAAGGAACTAACGGGCAAGGTCAGCGACGCAGGCAAGGCCCTCGAAGACGCTCGCAACAAGATGAATGACTTCATCTCGGGCATGGCTGGCAATATCACCTCAGAGATTAACCTCGGCACCGCTTTTGAGGCGATGTTTAACTCGGAAGGCGAGAAGACCGGGCAAAGCCTTCTGGACGGATTTAACAAGCAGATAACTGAGGCGGGCATATTCGGCGGCTACCTCAAGCAACTCAACTCCGAGGGTGGCCCGGAACTCCGTGATGCCGTGGCCGCCCTCGGCCCCGAGGCAGGCAACAAACTAGCCAAGGAAATTATCGACCAGGGCCTTATCCCCACGCTCCAGTCCAAGTTGGTTGACGTCCAGCACATGGCCGAGACCACCGCCGCCGAGATGGTGCCGCCCATGCTGGTTGCTGGTGTGGCTTCCGCGGCGGGCTATCTCATGACGATGCAGGCCGAACTCGATGAGTCCAGCGCACTCCTGGCCGAGATGGGCCGCAAAATGGGCGCCACTTTGACGGAGGCCATGGTTAAGGAAATCAGGGACGCGTTGGCGGCTGCGGGATTTGCCTCAATCAACGCCAACGCAACAATGGCCGGGGCGCCGACGCCTGGCATGGATCAGGCGCAACTGATTGCAGGTAGCCCGCTCCTAAACGGGACCGCCATCATGCAAGCCATCCAACGGGCAATCTCAGACTCAGATCAGCGGCTTGGCCGTACCGGGCAGGTGGTCCTGCAATGACCAGCCCAGTAACGCACATCATTATCGGAGGCATCAGTCTCGATCTGGCCGACGTCGAGTACCAGATCTCGGTCACTCATGGCCGTAATGACATTAAGTCACAGCCCGAGGCTTCGACTGCCGTCATCGCCCTTAGAGGCTCCGAAGGCGTAGCGATCGACCTGGCCGCGACCGTCGATATCACTACCTATGGCTTCCGCAGGTTTACCGGCGAAGTGACAGACCTAGCCATCACGCACCTATCTTCGACCCCGCCGACGGCCATCACCACGATTACATGCATCGGCAACCTGTCAAACCTGGGCTCAAGGATCACCGGCTCATCCGGCTACGCCTCAGAAACCGTGTTCGACCGGGCCGAAGAAATCCTGACCGACTCAGGCGAAACCTTCCTCAACGGCGGCACACAAACGCTAGAACTGTACGCCGTATCGGCAGGCAACGCCGTCCCACAGACCTGCCTAGACGGTCTCCAGGCCCTCGCGGAATGGTCAGGAGGGACCTACTTCGATACGCCCTCGGGTGTCGTCGTCTTCGAGTCCTACGGCAATCGCGGCTCGACCGCGTTCCTGGGCGCATGGTCAGCCCAGATAAACACTTGGGCAGATGCCGAATCCAGTTGGGATTCCTACCCGACATCTACAGCAGCGACTAGCCTGCCGAGCAATGGCGTCATCTTTACGCCCGCCTGGACCCAGAACCAGGTCTCCATCATCAACGACGCCACGGTCAGCCATGGCAGCAGCCCGTCATATCACCAGGCGACGGACGCGACCTCGATCGCCACCTATGGCCGCCGGGCCTTGACCCTCGAAACAGGACTCAAGGCAAACGCCGACGCGATCAACCGAGCAAACGCGATCCTCCTAGCCCAGGCGTACCCATTGTGGAATCTGGGCAATATCTCGATCTACGTCGATCAGTTAACAGTTCCCGAGCGGGATCAGGTGCTCGCGCTGATCTCGGGCTCGAGCGTTCTCGTCAATGATCTGCCTCAACCGGCCCCTTTCGAGCAGTTCCTGGGACTGGTCGAAGGCTGGTCCGAGACCTACACGCCCGGGCAGCACATCCTGACGCTTTCCATCTCAGACCCCAGATATTCCTACCAGACGGTTACCTGGGGTGAAGTCGACCCGACGCTACAATGGGGCAACGTAGATCCGACCATCATCTGGTACAACGTAGTATCCGCCGACGACCTAATCGCAGCCTAGAAAGGGCACAGCATGGCAACCACTACAGGAGGCTCGACCTACGTCGTTTCGACGGATCTCGTGGCCAACTACCCGACGGCCTCCCTGGCCCTCGCTAACCGGGTCGACGTCGTAGCCTCGGGCGGCCCGGTCCTAGTCAAGACCGCCGGGTACACGATTACCGTGGCCGACATCCTGAGCGGCAATAAGTTCCTATATAACTCGGCCTCGGGCGGGACCTTTACTTTCCCAACGGCAAGCCTCGTCGACGGCATGGTGATTCAGGTTGCCCAGATCGGCGCTGGAGCCCTCACCGTGAGTGGCGGTACAATCGTTGGCACGACCGCAACGACCGCCCAATATCAATCTTTGATGTTCGTTTACGTCGCCTCGGGGACGTCTTGGTACTCGGTCGCCCCACCGTCAACGACCCCAGGGCTTGCGATTGTGACTCCAACGTCTATTGCCAACAGTGGAGGGACAGCAACTCTATCGGGTGCCGCCGTGACATACACGGGCGTAAACTCAGTAAGCCTCAATGGCGTCTTTACAAGTACATACTCCAATTACCGTATCGTTCTACGTCCCACGGCCGTCTCTGCCAATGACATCGTAATATCATTCAGATTAAGGGCAGCCGGAACCGATGCGTCAGGAACTGATTACGCGACACAAAGAACGGTAAGCACTAGCACGTCGGTGACTGGAGCCGTATCGGCAGCGCAAACAAGCGGAAGATTGTTGTTTAATACCAACCTGTATGGAACTTATGGCGCGGTAACGGCAGACATATTTGGCCCACAATCCGCGATTGCAACCATCTACACATATACCTCCCATTACCTCGATAATGCCTCAAACAAATACGTCGAAACAGCAGGCGGCAGCCACAACCTCGCGACCTCGTACGACGGTCTAACGCTGTTACCAAGTTCCGGGACCATGACAGGCACCGTTCGTATCTATGGCTACAACAACGGATAGAGGATTAACATGGCTGACATTATAGAGACCGACTACACCACAGAACCGCCTACGGTTACCGAACGCGACTTCACTTCAGAAGAAGCCGCACAAATCGAGGCCGACGCCAAGGCAAACGCCGCCGCTGAAAAGGCCAAGGCGAAAGCCGACGCCGAGGCCGCCAAAAATCGGGCCGACGCAATCGCACACGCCAAGTCCCTTGGATTCACCGACGCCATGATCTCCGTGATGTATCCGGGGCTTGCAGCATGAGCGAGATCCAGGCCGAGGAAACCATCGAGGCACTAGAGCCCATCGAGGAGCCCAAGAAGCGCACAGCAAAGAAGGCCGCACCCAAGCCGACTAACTCGACGGAACGCGCCCGGGCAATCGTGCTCGAACGCCTCAAGAATCGTTAGCCTGGACCAATGCAATGGACAGATATCGTCGGCATAGCGGTCGGCGTAATAACCATTCTCGCCGCAATCCTCGCCGGCCTATTCTGGCTCATTCGGTCAGTCGTCCGGCAAGAGATCGAGCGCTACACAAGGACCATTCAGCCCGGCTATCGCAACGGCGGCTCCAGCCTTTCGGACATAGCGGCGAAACTCGACGACCTCGCAAGTCGGCTCTAGAACAGGTGGTGAGTCATGGGTAAATGGCTAGCGGTTACTTGGGAAGGTACGGTCGCTAAGAGCCTCGCAGGAGCCCTCCTCGGGGCCTTAGGCTCATGGCTTGCCACCTCCAACGTTCACCCCCTGATCGTGGCTCTAGGGGCCGCAGGCATCCCCGTCCTGATGAACGCCCTCAACCGTGACGACTACCGCTACGGCATAAACTCGAGGCCCCACGTCGACGACACAGCCACAATGCCCGAACTAGAAATCGAGGGGGAGTAATGGCCCGGCTAGTTGCCGGAGGCGTAACACTCCGAAACCAGGTAAACAAGCGCTGGCCCAAGCGCGACAAGCGCTCAGACGGCTGGATCGGCGACAAGGCCCACGCCGGCCGACAGTCAGACCACAACCCCGACGCCCGAGGCCTAGTCCACGCCCTCGACATCGACGCCGACCTCGACCCTAAAGACCCA